TGCCGCTGCAGATGACGGCACCAGTGGGTCCGACCTGACGAACCGACATCGTGTCGTCGTCGCACATCTGCGCGAGAGCGTCTCGTTCGGTCATAGCCTTGGCGGCGTTGTCGTACCGCTTCGCCCCCGATAGCGGCGAGACGAAGAACACTTCGCCGTCGATCCTCTCGCGGAACCAGTAGCCCTCGCCGTCGCGGATCGCGAAGACGAATGGAGATGGTTTTGCCATGTCAGCCGGCCTTGCGCGCCGCGAGAAGCAGTTCGGCTAGTTTTGGTCCGAGTTCTTGTGCCGCTATTCCTCCGGGATTGTCGGCGATGACGAGCAGCACCGCTTCTGTGACGGCGGACAGCTCGGCGACGGACACCGCAGTCGGTGGCACGAGGAATTTCACCGCGTCGAGATCAGCCACTTTGACCGGCAGATAGCCGTGCTCAATCATCGCCGCCCTTGTCGCGTCGTCGATCTCCGCAGCCTCTGTGTATAGGAATATCGTCGCTCGGCAGCTCACGGTGCGATCTCCTGTTTCCCGGCCCCCAGGTCGACCCAGTGTGTCCTGGCGATGGTGATGGTCCTATAGCCGTTGGCGTCGTCGTCCCAAACCCGGATCTGGCCTTCAGCGATAGGTTTGCCGGTGCCTTTGATCGGGCCGACCGGCTCAAACCGGAAGCGCATGACGCGCCGGGTACCGTCGAGCTTGGTGAATTCGCACCAGCACTGGCCGGCGGAGTTGCGGATCGCGTCGGGGAGTTCTGCGCGGGTAATCATGCCGCCTCCAGGGTGAGATCAGCTTCGCCGCCGAGTTGGTGGTAGAGGACCGCGAAGCTGTGGCGGTTGCCGATCTTATCGTGGTGAGCCGCCTGCCGCAGGGCGAGGCGGAGAGTGATTAGGGTTTCGGTGCCGAGAAGCTCGGCGATCGCGTCAGCCTCTTTCGACCCGTGTGTGATCATTAGTGTTGCTCCGGTTTGGAAAAGAAGGACTGGAGTCGGCGGGGCGGGTTGTTGGTCTTCTTGGCCCCGCCGCTTCCCCCAGCGAATGTTTTTACAACGATTAGAATATGGCGGTTGACGGACGTATCGTCAAGCAGAAAATCCGCCTCTTGACGGATGTTTTTGTGCCGAGCTATACTCGGCGGTATGTCGCGAGTGACTGAGGCGTTGATAGAAGCGCGCAAGAAAGCCGCCCTATCGCAACGGCAAGTCGCCGACGCCCTGGGCATTTCCTATCAGTTCATGAACGACATCGAACGCGGTCGTCGGCCGCTCGGCGAGCAGCACTACGAGAAACTGCCAGAAGCGATTCGGACTGCAGTGATCAAGGCCGCAAAAGCGGAGTTACGCGAGCGCCTCCGGAAGCTGGACCGGATCGGCAAGGGCCAGAAAAGTGGCTGAGCGCGCGGTCGACGACTTCGCAGCGATCCGCACCGTCATGATGCGGCTCAAGTTTGAGCGCCACGGCTGCAATCTGCGGAAAGGACTGATCTCTACCCAGTGCTGGTGTTACCGGGCCGGGCCTCAGGGCGAGACGCTGCCGTGCCCGCCGCCGCCCGAATCTGATCGGCCAGACGACGTGTACTTCGGCTGATAACGTCGGCCACCCCGGGGCTGCGTCAGCTGAGTGGTGAGATTTTCGTTATCTGCTTAGTCGGGGCCGGCCGATCCGGCTTCTCTCCCTTGCGCACCGCCGCATAGGATTTGATTACCCGCCCAAATGCGGCGTCGCCCCGATAATAGGGCGCGACCTGCTGCCACTCGCCGCAATACCGCTGGAGATGGGCCCGCACGAATTGCAGCGGGGCGCGACCGGACTCGGACATCCGTCGCGCTGCTCGGCTGGCTTCTTCGTCGTCAATGTTCAGCACGACCTTGCGCCACGTCAGGAATGGTGTGCGCCCGTTACGGAGACGGGCGCGGTTCAGCTTGGTCAGGTCTGCGCCAGGCTGCGTATGCGTAGCGCGCGGAGAATTGATGAGAGATAGAATCGCGAGCAGCGCAATCCCGCATTCTTCGTAGATTTTCGGATCAAGACCTGGGTGCTGACGAGCGGCATCCGGCCGCTGCTTTTTCCATAGTGCCAAATGCTCGTCGAAACGTTTGCGGTCCTCCTCGGTGTTGGTGTCGAAAAACGGCGGATTGTCCTGGAGAGAAAAGCCGCCGTTCATCGTAAAAACGTGTCTGGCTCCTGCCGGTCTGAAGACGACCATCATAACCCCGGCATGAATGTCGATGCCGTGGCCGCCGATGAGAAGAAATCCGGTTTTCGGCACAGCCTCATTAGCGCGGCCGAGATGCTCCCACTCGATCCAGGTGAGCGGAGCAGGCAGGAACGCTGTGTTGCGTTCGCTTAGCAACACGTCGGCGCGGCCTGAAATCAGGTGCTCGACCTGTTCTTGGGTCGCCGGAGAGAGCGTAAACCGATGGGCCTGCAGAACGGCGAGCTGGATCTCGTAATAGTCGCGGTCGGTGAGCCTAGCGTGTTGCTCTAGGTGTTCCATCAATGCGTCGGCGAGGATCATAAAACAAAGGTGGATTGGTGAATCTGGCCAACAAGATCGTGATGCGCCCACTCGCGTCGCTGGTCCCGTATAGCTCGAACGCGCGCACTCATAGCCCGGCGCAAATTGAGCTGATCGCGAGGTCGATTTCTGCCTATGGCTTCACGAATCCGATCCTGGTCGATGACGAGAATGGCATCATAGCGGGGCATGCAAGATACCAAGGGGCCCAAAAACTAGGCCTGTCCGAAGTCCCGACCATTGCGCTTTCCTGGCTGACCCCCGCCGAGAAACAAGCCTACATCATCGCCGACAATCAGACGGCCATAGCGGGCTCAGGCTGGGACGCCGAGATGCTGCGGCTCGAACTCGGCGACCTCCAGGCGCTTGGCTTTGATTTGAGCTTGACCGGCTTCGACGAGGTGCAGCTCGGGACGTTCCTCGCGGACAAGCCCGAGGGGCTGACTGACCCGGACGATGCGCCGCCGGCGCCCGAGCATCCGACCTCTGTTGCAGGCGATCTTTGGATTCTTGGCCAGCATCGCTTGCTGTGCGGCGACAGCACGGTAGTGACCGATGTCGAACGAGCGATGGGCGAGTTAAAGGCAGATTGTTTATTCACAGACCCGCCATACGGGGTGAGCTATCGGGATCGCGGTCCTGGAGCGGATTCCAAGCGAGCCGAGCGGGTCGGCCCTAAGAGCAGGTTTGCGCCTATTGCTGGCGATGAATTGAGGGGCGACGATCTTGAGGAATTCCTCACGAGCGCCTTCGCGTCGGCAGTGATTGCGTGCAAGGAAGGCGCTCCGTGGTACATCTGGCACGGCGCGTTGACTGCCACACCTTTTCAGGCGGCCATCGAGGCGAATGGTCGAAACCTAAGCGCCCAGATCATTTGGGCGAAAAATCAAATGGCTGGCGGCTTCGGTGATTACCGCGCCAAGCACGAGCCATGTTTCTATTGTTCGGGCGGGAAGGCGGCTTGGTATGCCGGTCGCGATCAGCACACGCTATGGACGATCGACAAAGATCGCAACTATGCCCACCCGACGCAGAAGCCGACAGCGCTGGCTGAACGAGCGATAATCAACAGCACCAAACCAGGAGATGTGATCCTGGATCTTTTTGCTGGAAGCGGCTCCACGATCATCGCTGCCGAGATGACGGGCCGCACCTGCCACGCAATCGAACTCAGCCCACAATACGTCGATGTCGCCGCGAAGCGTTGGCAGGACTTCACCGGAAAGCAGGCGACACTCGACGCCGACGGCAGAACCTTCGCCGATGTCTCCGCGCATCGCAGGCCAGAGCAGGCTGCAGCCTAATGCCCCGAGGCCGCCCCATATTTGAGCCGACCGAAAAGCAGCGCGGCCAGGTCGAGGCCATGCTGAGATACGGGATTTCGCAGGAAGAGACGGCGAAGGCGCTCGGCATCAATGAGAAGACGCTCGCTAAACATTTCCGTGAAGAAATCGAGACCGGCTCGACCAAGGCCAATGCGCAGGTCGGCGAATTCATCTTCTCGACGATCATTGGGCTATCTATTCCCGGTCGCCCGCCAGTGACCGATCAGCGAGCCCGCGCGATCCTCGGCATGTTCTGGGCAAAGACGCGGATGGGCTGGAAGGACACGACCATCCATCGGCACGAGGGCAAAGACGGTGGCCCTATAGAGGTGGCGCTTGTCCGCGAACGCAATCTCGATCTCATCGAAGCTGTCGCCCGTCGAAAGACTGGCGCTGCTGACCCCGCCGCAACGCCAGCAGGTGATGCGAAGGCAGACTGAGGAAGAGGCTAGAAGATTCCCCTGGGCCTGGGAGGAATGGTGGGCAAGGCCGAGCCAGCTGTCTCCTGATGGAGAGTGGCGCGTCTGGTTGCTCCTCGCTGGTCGCGGCTTCGGAAAGACCCGCGTTGGCGCCGAACAGGTCGCGAAATGGGTGAGAGCCGGGTGCCGCCGAATAGCTCTGGTGGCTCCGACCGCGGCCGATGCCCGCGATGTTATGATCGAGGGCGAAAGCGGCCTGCTTTCGATTGGAGCGCCCGAGACCCGGCCGCGCTACGAACCGTCGAAGCGGCGGCTGACTTGGCCCAACGGAGCGATCGCGACGACGTTCAGTGCGGACGAACCTGAGCGGCTGCGCGGGCCGCAGCACGATGCAGCGTGGTGTGATGAAATAGCCTCCTGGCGGTATCCAGAGGCGTGGGACATGCTCATGTTTGGGCTGCGTCTCGGCAATGACCCGCGCGTCGTCGTTACCACCACGCCGAAGCCGGTCAAGATCATCCGCGAACTTGTCGGCGACCCAACCACTGTGATCACCCGCGGCTCCAGCTATGAGAACCAGGCCAACCTAGCGCCAGCTTTTTTTGCACAAATAGTCAGAAAGTACGAGGGCACCCGGCTCGGTCGACAAGAGCTCAACGCCGAGATATTGGACGACATTCCCGGCGCCCTTTGGTCGCGCTCGCTTATTGAGGAGACGCGCTGGCCGGCGCACAGGAATGTGCCTGATCTGGTGCGGATCGCGGTGGCCATAGATCCCGCCGCATCGACCGGCGAGGAAGCCGATGAAACCGGGATCGTAGTGGCCGGCAAAGACGCCAACGGCCACGGCTATGTGCTCGCCGATCAATCCGGCCGCTACCCGCCGACGGAATGGGCCCGCACCGCAATCGCGCTGTACCGTCAGCACAAAGCCGACCGCATCGTCGCTGAAGTCAACAACGGCGGCGATATGGTGGAAGCGACCATCCGGATGATCGACCGGAATGCCAGCTATTCGGCAGTGCGGGCTTCTCGCGGCAAGGTGATCAGAGCCGAACCGGTGGCAGCACTTTATGAACAGCGGCGCATCCACCACGTCGGTGCCTTCCCGACGCTGGAAGATCAGATGTGTGCCTTCGCGCCGGACTTCGACCGTGCCACCGCAGGGTTTTCGCCAGATCGCGTCGATGCGCTGGTGTGGGCCTTTGCCGATCTGCTGGTCGAGCCGATGGCGAACGAAGGCATTTACGAATGGACGCGCCGGCAAGCCGAGGCTGCGGGCAATAAGCCGGCCGAACAGAGCAAACCGACTTACGCCATCGGTTCGGTCGAGCACATGATCGAAATGCAAAAGGCTGGGGGGAGCTGAGCACGACATGCCTCCACCCGGCGGTACACGCACCCCCTTGGCCGACGTCGCGAACGCCCTCACGCGGCGGCCGGCGATCGCCACGTACACCTGGGGCGGCGCCGGCACGGGGTTCGACGTCATACAGTTTAAGGACACCTTTGTCCCAGGCGGCACCTTCTCCCCGGGCTACCCGATCGTCCCGACCGAAGAGCAACGGGTGCGGTCGTGGGACTATCCCGTCTCCTTCAATACGACGTACACGCCGCGCTCGTATGAGCCGATCAGCTTCAAGGAGCTTCGCGCGCTCGCGGACAATCACGACATTACCAGACTGTGCATCGAGACGCGCAAGGATCAGATAGAAGGCCTGAGCTGGCAGATCCGCCCGCGGGACGAGAACGACGTCTCGTCCGATGCAGAGGCCCGGTCAAACAAGCTGACCGAATTCTGGCAGCATCCGGATGGCAATAGGCCGTTCGCGACTTGGCTACGCGAGCTGATTGAAGAGCTTCTCGTCATTGACGCTCCGGCGATCGAGCCGCGCTACAATCGCGTCGGCGACATTATTGCCGTTGATACTGTTGACGGCTCGACGATCAAAGTGTTGCTAGATGAGACGGGCCGCACGCCAGAACCGCCTGCGCCAGCCTTCGAGCAGGTCATCCATGGCAAGCCGTGGGTTCTGCTAGCGGACGGCAGCAGAGAGAATACGAAAGACAAAGCCGACCGGCTGATCACCAGCG